CCCCTGTTTCTAAGGTTATTGGTGATGTGAAAACTGGAGATACTGAAATTTATGTTGATAATGCTGATTTATTTAAATATGAGTTTGCAAACACAGATGAACCTAAACTATCATTCTCTCTATTTACAGATCCATCAGTAAAAATAGGAGCTGCTGCAACATGTACAGTATCAGAATCTGGTACAATCAGTGCCATAACAATTACCGAAGGTGGTTCTGGTTATATATCTGCTCCTTCTATTAAAATTGCATCACCAGTTGGTATTGGTATAACTGCCACTGTTACCTCTACGGTCAGTAATGGTTCAGTTACATCCACTACAATTGTAAATGCAGGATCTGGTTATGTAAGCACAAATCCACCACAAGCAATAATTCAAAAACCAGCATTCCCTTATGAGAATATCACATTCAAAAATTCAGATGTAGTTGATAATATTCAAAGTAATGTAGGAGTAGTAGCTGGTATTGGAACAACAACCACATCGTCATCAAAATTAGGAATTAAATTCACACTTAGACGTGAAGATGTTAATCGTAATAATTTTGTATTAAAAAGTCCAATAGCAGTAGGAAAACCAATTTATATTTTTGATACTCGTGTTGGATCAGGTGTTGAATCAATTAGTAACAGTGGGTCAGATACTGATGTGGTAGGCATTGGTGGATCATTTGTTGACAATGTTTATATCGTTGAGTCTGTCAGTGATAGTGGATCTGGCACTGGTATAGTAACATGCCTAATTAAATCAAATACGATCACCACTGGTATATCATCATCAGGAACTGATAAATTACCTGTGGGTAAATATTCAGTTGGAGTTGTTAAGTCTTTAACTAGAGGATCAAACCCAATATCAATAGGTGTAACTGGTCTTACTGTTGGTCTGGTAACAGCAACAGGAATATCTACTTTCCCAACATTAAAGAGAAATGGTGGGGAAGATACTTTTGAACAAACTGGATCAATAATACCAGAATAAAGGTATCTTAACAAATGTTGTATAAATATCTAAAAAACTATTAATATGCCCGCAGTAGTAACAGATCAGTTTAGAATAACAAACGCAGGTAATTTTGTAGATTCTGTATTAAATTCTAATAATTCTTATTATGTGTTTTTAGGTTTACCTAATCCTAAAGGAGTTGGATTTGGTAGAACAAGTGATTGGGATACATCTACACCAGATCCAGTGGATAATCTAGAGTATCTGGCTCATTATAGAGACACATCATTATTTGGAAAAAAAATTAATTCATCAAATATCCGAAGAGTTGTAAAAAAACACACTTGGATTGCTAATGAAAGATACGATATGTATCGTCATGATTATAGTGTCAATAATTTATCACCTAATTCACAATCTGCAAGTTTATATAAATCAAACTATTATGTGATAACTTCAGAATTTAAAGTTTATATTTGTATAGATAACGGAGGTTCTGGTGCTCCTGGTAGTACTGATGCTAAGGGAAAGCAGACACAAATTGAACCTTCATTCACAGATTTGCAACCAGCATCTTCGGGTGTTGGAGATCCTTATACTTGGAAATATTTATTTACGGTTTCACCAAGTGATGTGATAAAATTTGACTCAACTGAATATATAATTCTACCTAATGATTGGTCAACTACTACTGATTCTCAGATACAAGCAGTGAGGGAATCAGGAGATTCTGATGTAAATAAAAATCAAATCAAAAAGGTTTTTATAAAAGATAAAGGATTAGGATATACCGATAGATCTGAACCTTATTCATGTGATATTCTTGGTGATGGTGAAGGAGCAAAGTGTCAGGTAACAGTTGTTGGTAATGAAATTACTGATATCATAGTTACTGCAGGTGGTTCTGGATATACTTTTGGTGTAGTTGATTTAAATCCTATTAATTTTGCAGGAGATGCAACATCTAGACGAGCTAATTTAATACCAATTATACCACCATCTAAAGGTCATGGATCAGACATTTACACAGAACTTGGTGCTGATAAAGTCTTAGTTTATTCAAGATTTGATGATTCAACAAAAGATTTTCCAGTTGATACACACTTTGCTCAAGTGGGAATAATTAAAAATCCAACTCAATTTAACACATCAAATTTATATACTGAATCTCAATTTTCATCATTATTTGCTATTAAATTAACCCCATCCTTTGCAAATGAAGTTGATGACACGGACGATTTAATTGGTGTATCAATAGCACAAACTGCTACGGGAACTTCTGCATCAGCTGAGGGTATAGTGGCTTCTTATGATAAAGATACTTTTGTTTTGAAATATATTCAAGATCGAAGTTTGTATTTAAATCCAGTTACTGGTGATAATGAGGATTATTCAGGTGTTAATTTAAATGCAAATGTTCTTCCATTTACATCTGATACTTCTGTTGTATTCAGTGGATCATTTTCAGGTAATGGTTCAATTGATAATAATTTTACTGGTATAAGCACAACTATAGGTGGTAAAAATATTAATTTAGGAGTTAACTTTACAAATGGTCTAGCTAATCCTGAAATAAATAAAAAGACTGGTGATATTATTTACATCGATAATCGAAAAGAAGTTGAAAGAGACATCAGACAAAAAGAAGACGTTAAAATTATTCTGGAATTCTAAACAAAATGGCACAAAAAATTAATTTAAATTCAAGTCCATACTATGATGATTTTGATAGTGAAAAGAATTTTCATAAGGTTTTATATAAACCTGGTTTTCCAGTACAAGCCAGAGAATTAACAACTCAACAATCAATATTACAAAATCAAGTAGAAAAGTTTGGTGATCATATATTTAAAGATGGATCTGTTGTAATACCAGGTGGCATAGCATTTGATAATCAATATAACGCAGTGAAATTAAACAGTATTAACTTAAATGTTGATATATCTGTTTATATTAAAAATTATCTTGGTAAAAGAATTATAGGTAGTGAATCTGGTATAGAGGCAGTTGTTAAATTTGTTTCACTTCCAGATCAAGCAAATGTGACTGATGTTACTTTGTATGTAACATATTTAAGTTCTGATAATAATTTACAATTTAACTCATTTACTGATGGTGAATCACTTAGTGCAACCGAAAATGTAGTATACGGCAATACAACTATTACTGCTGGTACTCCCTTTGCTTCATTGGTTTCAGAAGATGCTACTTCAGTAGGATCTGCTGCTTTTATTTCAAAAGGAGTATATTTTGTCAGAGGATTTTTTGTTAATGTTTCAGATCAGACATTAATTTTAGATGATTATACGAATAATCCATCTTATAGGGTAGGATTACAGATAAATGAAACACTTGTAAATGCAAAAGAAGATAATAGTTTATTTGATAATGCTAAAGGGTTCACTAACTTTGCTGCACCTGGTGCAGATAGACTTAAGATTGAATTAATTTTAAGTAAAAAATTATTATCAGATAAAAATGATACAAACTTTATCGAACTGATGAGGATTGATGAAGGTAAAATAAAAGTGATGAATTCGAAGAGTGATTATAATAAAATAAGAGATTGGATAGCAGAAAGAACTTTTGATGAGTCTGGAGATTATAGTGTAGAACCTTTCAAGATGGGTTTATTTAATTCCCTAAACGATAATCTAGGTAATAATGGTTTATTTTTTGAAGATGATACAACAGATCAAGAAAATACACCCTCTGATGATTTAATGTGTTTAAAATTATCTGCTGGTGAAGCTTATGTAAGAGGATATGATATAGAAAAAGTAGGGACAACTATTATTGATGTTGATAAACCAAGAGATGTGGGCATAAGGAGTGATATTGGCATTGGATTTGAGATGGGAAATGTTTTAAAATTAAACAATGTCACTAAGGGAGTTATAGGTCAAGGAGATGTTATAAAATTATTTGATAATTTTAATGGTGCAGGTACAAATATAGGAAGTGCCAGAGTATACTCGTTTAATTTAGAAGATTCTCCATATGAAGATGCAACCACAAGGTGGGAATTAAGACTATTTGATATACAAACTAACACTGATTTAGTCGTTAATAAATTAGTTAGTAATGCAGAGTTACCATCTGGATCTTTTGTGAAAGGAAAAAGTAGTGGTGCCAGTGGTTTTTCTGTTGGTGCTGGTGGCAATTCTACAGTAATATCACTTAATGAAACTTCTGGATCATTTTCAAAGGGTGAACAAATACAAATTAATGGTGTAGATTTTCCAAGGACAATTGGAATTGTAACAGAATATACAACACAAAGTATAAAATCTGTTGAAGATGGAAGTAATTTTAAAGCAGATGCTGTAGTTGAAAGATTTAATTTTCCAAATAATATATCAATTGGTATCATTACTTCTACAACTGCTACCACTTGCACGTTAACATCACCAGGCAAGCAATTTTCAGGTGTCAGAGTTGGTTCATTAGTTAGATATGCAAAACCAGGATTTAGCGCAGAAACTTATAATAAAGTTATATCTATAGGTGCTGGTAATACTAGTTTAATACTTGGAAAAATTAATTCAGGTGTTGCTGGTGTGTATGAAGGTGAACCCGTCATAGGAGAGGCAATATCAGTTCCAATATTCTTAGGTGCTCCAATCATTAGAGGTTCGGGAACACTATTTGCACCTTTACCAAACTCTGATGTATCAAGTGTTGATTTAACAGATTCAACATTAAAAATTACTAAACATGTAACAAATTTAAATGCTGCGGATAATGAATTAACAGTAACTACATCAACAGCTGGTATAGGTGATATATCAGATGTAGTATTTGAAACATTTGATCAAGAGAGATATTCAATTTTTGATTCAAATTCTTTACCACAAAAAATAACTAATGATTCATTTTCTCATAACAGTAGTTCAATTGGAATTACCACAATAAAAAATGGAGCAACATCAATTAATGTTACTCTTACAAAAACAAAGGTTAAATCAAAAGTAAAAGTATATAATCGTAGTCAAAAACTTAATGTAACCAGATCAAAATTATCACAATCAGGAAGTGTTGCTGCAGGAAATGGTGGTGCAATATCTGATGGATTAGTATTTGACGCCAGATATGGTTTACGAGTTCAGGATGAGGAGATTTCTTTAAATTATCCAGATGTAATTAAATTTTTAACTGTTTATGAATCTACAAATACAAGTGCTCCTACATTAGATAAGTTAACATTTACGAGCACAGTTGATGTATCAACTAATGCAGTCATAGGTGAAAATATAATTGGTGTTAACAATAAAATTACTGCAAGAGTTGTTGCAAAACCATCTTCTAATGTATTAGAAATAGTTTATCTTACTTCAGGCAAATTCAATGCTGGAGATTCCGTTAAGTTTTCAGAATCAAACATTAAGACAGAAATTGAATCTATTGAAATCGGATTATATAAAAATATTACAAACTCATTCACCTTAGATAAGGGTCAAAAAAATGAATATTATGATTACTCAAGATTAATTAGAAATAAAAATGTCCCTGAACCAAATAGACAATTATTAATTGTATTTGATTACTATTCTGTTCCTGTTGACGATGATGGTGATGTATTTACAGTTTCTAGTTATGATCAAGATAGATATTCAAAAGATATTCCAACAATTGGAAATTCAAATATAAGGGCATCAGATACTTTTGACTTCAGACCAAGAGTTTCTATATATGATCCATCTTCTGATACAGGATCACCTTTTGAATTTGGAAAAAGAGATTTTAGTGGAAATGCTGTTTTAAGATACCTAACACCAAATGAAAGTTCAATTGCCAGTTTTGAACATTATTTACCTAGAGTTGATAAAGTATATTTAAATAAGTTTGGTGATTTTATTTACGAAAAAGGTATATCTTCAATTGATCCTAAACCACCAACTAAAGTTGGTGAGTTAATGGAATTAGCATCGATTGGATTACCAGCATATTTGTATAATACTCAAGATGCAGTATTAACATTGGTGGATAATCGAAGATTTACCATGAGAGATATTGGTGATATTGAAGATCGAGTTGCTGATTTGGAAGAAACTACAACTTTATCTCTTTTAGAGATTGATGCCCAAACTTTACAAATTCAGGATGAGGAAGGAAGAAATAGATTCAAAACTGGATTTTTTGTAGATCCATTTAAAAATTATAATTTTATTAACACGAACTTATCATCAATACAAATTAATCCACAAGCTCAAGAATTAATACCATTTAGAACAAGGGATACATTAGCATCTCAATTAACACCAGCACAAACCACTATTAGTTCTGATTTAGATTTTAACACTGATTTTGAATTATTTGATTCAAATGTTAAAAAGACAGGAAATGTTGTCACTTTAAATTATGAAGAAGTAGAATTTTTATCTCAACCATATGCAACAGAAATCATAAATGTTAATCCTTATGAGTTACCAGTATTCTCAGGTAAAGTCGAATTAGATCCTCAAAGTGATACTTGGACAAGAACAGTCCAACTACCTGATCAAGTAATTCGACAAACAGGAAAGAATACTGTTAAAACTATTAACATGAATTTCCTAGATGAGGCACCATCCTCTGTAAACTTAGGTAAAAGAGGTAAGTTTCAAGTAGGGAAAATTGATCTTAATAGATCTGGAGATGGTCAAAAAACATTTAGTGATGTAGATGAAACAATTCAAAATAATTTAGTATCATCAAGCACTGATGACTTTATGAGATCAAGAAATATACAATTT